GGAGTACTGTTATCCTCTACTTGAACCCTTTTATATAAGTTTTTTTCTAGTGAACTCATCCAACTCCTCCTAATGACGATTTACCTAGAGCATAGTACTCGTCTCCTGTTGTTCCGTAAGCGTCTGCGCCGCCTTGGCCATTTCGCCATTTATTCATTCCGCCTGCGCCTAATAAGTGCGATCCTGCTAACATCCCGGCTACATGCTCGTTAGAAGAATCTTCAGTAATTGCACCTCTGCTTAGAAGCGCTTGCTTATTAAAATTAGTATTTTCTATCATAGCAACTTCTTGTACATTGTTTTTGTTCTCTAAAAACTCTTGTACATTATTGACGCCGCCTTTACCTGTCCAAACAGAAGGATCATTTAACGCACTGTTTCCTCTATTGTATGTTCCAGGTTTTACATAACCTAATGTTTCAAGTGCAGCAGCACCAAATTGATATTTTCCTACGTATCCGATAGAGTTAACTGCTGTATAATCATTACCGCTTTCTCGCTGACCTAGTGCACCTAATAGTGCTCGTGTTTCTTCTTCTGAAAGTCCGTCAACTGTTCCTGGAACCTCACCTTGGAATGGCTCTCCGACGGTTGAACTAACTGGATTTGCAGTTTTACGTGTAACACCCCCCGGTGGCATAGTCGACGATGTTGGTGGAGCAGCAGTATTGCTAGTAAACTGTCCGCTTGCTGGTGCTCCAGATTTTTGGAACGTGTCTTCAATAACAACCGGTATTTCGTTTTCAAGACTTGTTATTAGTTCTCTGTCAGTTTTCTTGTATTTGTAAGCTAACGGATTTCTATGTTCGTGCTGCGGCCATGGCTCATGTTGCGGAGCACGAGGAAGTATTGAATCGTATGTAACTGTTTCGTTGTCATCATCTGTCATACCAACAGTAACTCGCGGTAAAGTTATTAATCCTAGCGGTGTAACTAGTAGTGCAGTTTCTGGTAATTCTGTTTTTGCTGCTTTTGTTGCGGTTGCTGCTCCAGGACCATTCATGTGAATTTGCGGAGCAGTTTCGATAATATTTCCGCCAGCTTTAGTTTCATTACTACTTGCTGAAGTATTATAAATGTGGCCACCAGAGTTAACATCGAAATCTCCTCCCGATGTTTGATATATGTATTTGCTTACATTAACATCTAATGCACCTTCAGTAACAGTAAGTAGCGTATCTTTCTTTATTGTAGTGTGCGATGTTTCAGTAACTTCGTGTTTTTCTTCACCAGTAATCAGAGTATGATCGTAATGGAAGCTTGTATCTATGTCGTCTGTTCCTTGACGTCCTATATGAGTTATTCTATTGCCTGCTACACTTAAATTTAGATTACCGTTAATTGTTTGAGATGCTAAGTTATCGTCATACGTATGTGTAGTAATTGTTGCGTTTGCGCCAACGTCTAAGTTAAAATTATATCTAGATTCAATTTGTATTCTACCTGATTCTTGGTTTTCGTCTTCTGTGTCAAACATTAAATCTTTTGTTTGTCTAGCAGTTGCCCTCATATTAATATTACGGCCAGCTTCAAAGTTGATATCTCGTTCGGCAGTAATGTTTATGTCTGTTTCAGTTTGTATACTAATGCTATCTTCAGCGTGTATATCTATTTTACCGTCACTAGTAAGTTCTATCCAAGCAGTACCTCTTGCATTTGCAATATAAATTAAATCTTCGGAATTATGAAGCAATATTTGATGACCAGTACGAGTTCTTAATCTAACTAATTCGTTATACGGAATAGTAGGGTCGCCACCGCTGCCACCGGATTCAACGTTTACATATTCAACTGGGCCTTCGCTAGGATGTTTTTTTCGTATAAATTTATCATCACCGTCGTCCATAACGAACGAAGATCCGCCTAAACGGTTAACAAATATATCTGCTTTTTCTTGGTATTCACCGTATTTTCCTTTAGGAGCTCCGCCTCTTTTATCTAAAGGTCCTGGCGTACTAAAACCGAATACCATGCTCGGAACTTCACGTCTAGCACTAGTTGATGTTATGCCTCTAATTTGATCGTCAACTAAACCTTGTTCAAGAAGTTGCTCTGTATAATCTTTATTATACGGCTTTTTGAACTTTGTAGGATCACCTCCTGATTGAGGTAATTTTTTATTATATTCGCCTACTGGAAGTTTTTTACCTTTTAAATTTCCAGGTGTTATATCAGTTGTAAGTTCTGTACTTGCACGACTGTCAGGTACCATAAAATTCATAAAACGATCCTGGACGCATCCTATCCAAAACCCTTGCGAAATATCCCCTTCGGCAAAAATTACAAGTACCCTTGATCCTACATCTGGCGGCACTGCCCAAAAGCCATAGCTTTTTTGAGTGTGCTGATAACCATCATTTTGTGTAGCGTTAGCAAATGCAGTTACACCGTAAAACGGGCTTAGATATCTAACATCGAGAAGTTGTCCAGTGCGTTCGGGGTTATTACCAGCTGCACTTTTCTTTAACAATTCAACTCGAAGTGTCCCCATGTATTGAGGATCTAGATGACTAACAATTATTGCTTCGTACGGTCCTGGATCAACTCTTCCGCTTACGCGAGATCCGCCCGATAAATGGGCTGCGGCTGCGCTACTTAATCCTGATGACCTTCTACTTACTGGCATTCTTTATCCTTCAATTAAATTATTCTGTAGTGCCGTCTGGTGATCGACTTTGTTTAGTTGTTTCAGCTGACTCTGGCGTTTCTGTACTTGCTGTTGGAACATATATTCCGCTTTCTTGCTCTTGGTTAGTTACACGTAAAAGTTTTAAACTTTGTGTAAATTTGTTAGAGCTAAAGCTATGAGTCACTGTTGTTATTTTATATATGCCTGAAAACGTCTGGTATTCTCTAAATTCCATTAGTCCTGTAGCTTCGTTATAATCAATAGGAATTCTATAATTAATTAATATATGTACTTCGTTATTTTGCCAATCCATTCCGCCATCGGCATTTATAGTTACAGACGGTCCTCTTCCTGCTGTATAATTACCGACACCGCTGTCCGGCAAGTAAAACGGATCTCCCCATATTTCGAGATCAGCCATTAACAAGTCTAAGCCGTCAAGAATTGATCTATGAAAATCACGAGCTATTGCTTCTGCTGCTGTAGACTTTGATGTTCCACCAGGACTTGTTCCAGTGCGTGTACTTGGATACGTTTTCTTGCCTTGATTCTCTGCACCTATCGGATTAGACATTCCAGGTTTTGTTTCTTCTGTTTGTACTGCGTTATCTGGGCCTAATACCATACTTCCTCTACTACCGTGTCCTTGAGTAGCGTTAAGGGTATTAAAGAACGCTGTTTTAAATTCTAAATCAAATCGTATAATATCTTTGTTTTTTCCAGTATACAAATATTCATATTCTTTAACTACTTGTGTTTTAAGATTTGATACGTTAGGGGCAGGTCCGTCTGGGGTTGCAAACTTACTTGCATGTACTTTATATGGGACTACTTTATAAACAAAAATTCTAGGTTTTCTACCTTGTATAGTTTCTGCAATTGTTCCATCGATAGGGTATACTTCCGATTCTACTTTGAACCAAGAAACGTAACCGTCTTTGTCTGGGTTATTGAGTGTATTTCTGCCATAGTCGCTAATAAGAACCATTTCCTCTATAATTTCTTGTATTGTCATTTCTTTAGGAAATTTGTAGTTCCTATCAGTGCTACTTAATGATAGTTCTATGCCGTTTCTTTTAAACACTCCGTTTTCGAGTGTAAATCCAGCATTACCGAAAGGATTTTCGCCCGAATCGTTAAGGTCTTCTACAATTTTACTATTTCCGATAGGGTTCATATCGGAAGCTGCTGCACCTGACATAGCATCAAAAATTGCAGTAGGTGCTTGGCAACTATTTGCCGTTATTGTTGCTGATCCCGGATCACTTGTTCCACTAGAAGAACCTACTGGTGTTCTCTCATTTGGAAATGTAATCAAGTACATATCTGTTGCATCTAACTTAGACGAATCAATCATAGACTGTTGTCTTTCGTTAAGTGACGCAGTTAAGCTTTTAGGCCCATTATTTAAAGCATCGGCTAAAGTTGGTCCAGTGAAGTTAGTTTCTGTTGTAACTGTTTGTATTTCATCTAGGAAAGACTGGTCGTTACTAGGAAGTGCTGAACATTCATAGACTGAGCCTCCTTGTTCTACAGAAAATTCAATGTTTAGTAAACGAATTGGAATATACTTCGAAGTATTCTCAATAAGTGTAGGTTCTGTACTATTTTCGTCCCATCCTTTAAATTCAATTGCTAATAAAAAATCTGCATCTGTGTAGTTTTGCCAACCTGCTTCCTCTGCTGCTGTTTTTAATGCTTCTAAAAACAAACCAACACTGTAAGGTTCTATAACTTTAAATTCTAATTTAGTTCCAGTCGATACTCCTGTAGAAGTGCTTGGAGCAATTAAAGAATCCATTTCAACATCGTCTATATAATATTCTACTTGCCTTGACGCTGACGATTCATATTCAGTAAGGGCACGGTTTTCAAATCCTCCTCCACCCGAGCGAAGGATAGTCTTTACTGCACTGAGATTATTACGATAACTACTAGGATTTGCAACTTGTGCAGCACTAAGTACACCTAGTGTAAAAATTGTATTGTATGAAGCATATACTTCTAACGGATTTCCGATCCTAGCATTAGCACCAGGCGGCGAAGATGAAGGTAAATTGATCGGAATTATCTGAGACACTGCGCCAAAAAACTCACTAGCAGTATCAAACGCTGGTGTAGTTAGTTGTCCAATATTTCCTGCTGTAAGTGAATTAAGTTGTCCGGCCATACTACCAGGTAATGCAGGAGCAGTAGACTCTAGAAAATTTCTAACATCACCTTTAACAGCATCAGGAATAGCATTGTTTATAAGACTATTAGCCGACTGTGTTAATGCGTTTTCAGCATCGCCTGCAAACGATTGAAGACTGTTTTTTAGTACTCTTACATCGCCACTAACTGCTGCGTCTACACTTTTTAATAAAGTGTTAGCTGCACTGTCAACTAACTTAGCACCCAAGTCATTTACTAGGGTATTTGTCTTGTTTTTTATAATATTTTTAATATTAAACATTATATTCCTAACGCTCTCTTTAGCTCATCGGGTTTAGAAAGATATATCGATGTTCCTGCCACAAAGTCGAATATAGGATCTTTAATTATATCTACATTTCGTTGAGCAAATACCCACCATAACTTTGATGTTCCGTAATAGTCATACGCAAGTAAATCTGGTCTATACGTGTACTGTGTTTCAATAGTGTACAGCATGTCGTCAGCTGATTTAGGTATCGGTCTTGCTTTTAAAATATCTAAATTACCTTGAAGATCAAATGCTGTGTTAGCCCATGGACTTGTAGTTGAATATGATGCCATTACATAAATCCTTTATCGCCTAATAAGTAGCCGCCGCTGACGAATGTTTTTAAGTCAAATTGTGCTACAGTGTTTCGACTGTAAGCAGGTCTACATGTTACTGAAACTTGACTTTGTGTTGGCACCCATGCACCGTCTGATCCCGATACAGCTATCTGCACATAGTCAACGTCTGATTGTAAATCAACTGTAAAGTTTGTTATTACTACAGGTACATCTTTAAACACAAAATCACCGTAGCCGTTTAGTCTTACGACAGGTGGCGGATTTCCTAAATTATCTCCGTTACCGTAAAACATCTTGGTAACACTTCGTAAGTAGTGAATTGCACCCAACCAATATTTTCCTTCTTCAACTGTTTGGACTGTAAATTCTCCAGTTATAACAATATCGTCTGTTTGACTGTTTTCGTAAATTTGGAATGGGAAGTTAGACTGCACTGGAGCTAACGAATTATAATTTGCACTGTGACCTAAAACTATAGTAGGTGTATACGGGAATGTAAACCCGTTAGTTTTAGCCAACGGTTGTAGTAATGCGCTGTCGCCAAATGCGCTAATCTGATCCGGAATACTTAGTTTCACTCTCCAATCGCCTTCTTCTCTCGACGATTTAAAGGATGCTGTAACAGCAATCGGGTCTTGTCTTTGCTGATTTTTTAAATTTTGAGACCTAGCAGAACTGTTAAAACCTTTAGGTGATGTCATTTTATCTAAATAACTAGATGCTGCTTTAGCTAAAGTACTTTTTATAAAGTTGCCAGCATTTAGATTGTCTCCTGTAAATTGATTTGCGCTCTGATACGCTGAAAGTTTTTGTTGTGCAGCAGAAACAAGTTGAGTTTTAGCTGCTTGCTTCAAACTTCCTACAATGCTGTTACCTAAATTAAATGCCATTTTTCTAGTCTCCTATACATTATTTAGTTGACTTTTTTATGTACGTAGTTTATAATATAAGGACATAATTAGGAGTATCAGGTGAGAAAACGCAACTACTTAAACAACAGAGACATTTTAGCAGAAATACACAAGTCAAAAAATACATTTTCTAGTTTTACTGCACCCGAGTACGCTGATTTTGATATTATTCTTGATAGCATTGACAAGATTAACATTAGAACAATTGCCGAAGCAAAGCGTAACAAAGCAAAACGGCTGTCTACCGAGGCATACGAAACTAGAAAAATGGCAGGCGAAAAAGTTAAGCAAGCTGACTGCGAAGTTGACTACACTTCTATCACTAAAGAAGAACTTATCTTCCGAATTATGACATTTGATCATATTCCAGAAGAGAAAGGACGGAAGAAAAACCCAAAAACTATAGCAGACACTAAAACTAAACTAAATTTTCCGCCGTTTCAACACTACAAGTTTAACGACGAAGGCGAACTAACGTGTGTTGGTAAGAGTCATTGGACTGGCGGCATAGAAAACGGACATTTTTCTAAAGATCACGGCAAAGCTACAGACAAACTTGCCCTAATGTGGCTTAAACTTGTAGATCGTTACGCTACTCGCGGCAACGTTCGAGGCTACACATACAACGATGAAATGAAAGGACAAGCAATCCTACAACTTGCACAAATTGGCCTACAGTTTGATGAGTCTAAGTCTAACAATCCATTTGCTTACTACACTGCGGCTGTTACAAACAGTTTTGTTCGTGTAATTAACATCGAAAAACGTAATCAAAATATTCGCGATGATATCTTAGAGATGAATGATTTAAATCCAAGTCACACTAGACAGCATCAAGGCGAGTGGGAAGCTGCGTTGAAACGTGAAGGTCTAGGCGATGATTAATTTTCGGTTGACACTTGGCAATATATCTACTATACTAAACGATACATAACCAAGAGGTATAGATTTTTGTTTAAAAAAGCTGCTGTCTTTACAGACATACATTTCGGACTAAAGAGCAACTCTCGTGTACACAACCAGGACTGCGAAGATTTCGTAGACTGGTTTATCGAGACTGCACAAGCCAACGGCTGCGAAACTGCTATTTTCTGCGGAGACTGGCACCACAATCGTAACAGTCTTAACATTACAACTATGGATGCAACTATTCGTAGTTTAGAAAAGTTAGGCTCTGCATTTGAAAACTTTTACATGTTTGTAGGTAACCACGATCTATACTACAAAGATAAACGTGAAGTTAGTTCAACTATTTTCGGTAAACACATTCCTGGTGTTACATTTGTCGACGAAGTTATAGTAGAAGACGATGTAGCACTTGTTCCGTGGCTTGTAGGCGATGAATGGAAGAAAATACAAAAAATTAAAGCCAAATATATGTTTGGTCACTTCGAACTTCCACACTTTTACATGAACGCAATGGTACAAATGCCAGATCACGGCGAACTAAAAGCTGAAAACTTCGAACATCAAGAATACGTGTTTAGCGGGCACTTCCACAAACGTCAAAAACAAGGTAAAATTCATTACATAGGTAATGCATTTCCACACAACTATGCAGATGCCTGGGACGACGATCGTGGCATGATGATTATCGACAAAGAAAATGGTACAGAACCAGAATACTTCAACTGGGAAGATTGTCCTAAGTATCGCACTGTTACACTATCTAAGCTAATTGACGAAGCTGATACTCTTATTAAAAGTAGAATGTACTTGCGTGTAACACTCGACTTGCCTATTAGCTTCGAAGAAGCAAGTTTTATTAAAGAAACGTTTATCAATCAATACGGTTGTAGAGAAATAACGTTAATTCAACAGAAAAATTTAGAAGAACTTAACTCAGAACTAGACATTAGTGCTTTTGCAAGCGTGGATCAAATTGTAAGTGAGGAAATTTCACTACTTGATTCAGATTCTTTTAACAAGAAAATATTACTAGACATTTACAACGGATTATAAATGATTAAAATAAAAGATCTTACGGTAAAAAACTTTATGAGCGTGGGTAACCAGACCCAAGCAGTAGATTTTGACCAGCAGGACCTTACACTTGTACTAGGTGAAAACTTAGATCAAGGAGGTGATGATAGTGGTTCACGTAATGGTACTGGAAAAACAACAATTATTAACGCACTGTCTTATGCACTGTATGGGCAAGCACTTACTAACATTAAGAAAAACAATCTTATTAATAAAACTAACTCGAAAGGAATGTTAGTTACTCTTACATTTGAAAAAAATGGCGAAGAATATCGTATCGAGCGTGGACGTTCACCTAATGTTCTTAAGTTTTTTATAAATGAACAAGAGCAAGAGCTTGTAGACGAGTCACAAGGCGACAGTCGTAAAACTCAAGAAGATATTAACAACTTGTTAGGTATGAGCCACGATATGTTTAAGCATATTTTAGCACTAAACACTTATAACGAGCCGTTTTTGTCTATGAGAGCAAACGATCAACGTGCAATTATCGAACAACTGCTCGGTATTACTATTCTTACAGAGAAAGCAAACAGCCTAAAAGATGAAATTAAAAGAACTAAGGATGCTATCTCTGAAGAGACTATTAAAATTAATGCAATTCAGGCATCAAACGAAAAAATTCAAACTGCAATTGACAACTTAGAAAAGAATCAACGTGCGTGGAAGGCTAAAAATCGTACAGATATAGAAAAACTTCAAGTTGCTATTGACGAACTAGAAAAGTTAGATGTTGATGCAGAACTCGAAGCACACGAAAAATTGCAAAACTGGACTGAGCTTAACACTGCTATCACTGCTCTAAACAAAGAAAAGGCAACACTTGAAAGTGCACTAATGAGAGCTACTAAAAGTGTAGAGAAAGCCGAAAAGGATATTGCAGAGCTCGATGAAGCAACATGTTACACTTGTGGTCAAGCACTTCACGACAATAAAAAGGAAGAACTTGAAGCACGTAAGGCTAAAGAACTCGAAGATGCCCTTGCATACCAAACAGAAGTTGCAGATAAGTTACAAGAAGTTATCAACAGTCTAGCAGAAATAGGCGATATTAACGGAAGACCTAACACATTCTACGAAACTGCAAAGGAAGCATACGAACATCGTAACAATGTAGACAGTTTAAAGCAAGCCCTTGTAAACAAGGAACAAGAAATCGATCCTTATCAAACACAGATTGATGAACTAACTGCAACTGCACTGCAAGACATTAACTGGGCAAATGTTAACGATCTAACTTCGTTTAAAGAACATCAAGAATTCTTGCTAAAACTACTTACAAACAAAGATAGCTTTATTCGTAAGAAGATTATTGATCAAAACTTAGCATATCTAAACAATCGTCTAACATATTACTTGAGCAAACTAGGTCTGCCACATCAAGTTTTGTTCCAGAATGATTTGAGTGTAGAAATTACACAGTTAGGACAAGACTTAGACTTTGATAACTTGTCACGCGGTGAGCGTAATCGACTAATACTCGGACTAAGCTTTGCATTCCGCGATGTTTGGGAAAGTTTGTACCAGAATATCAACTTGTTGTTTATCGACGAGCTGATCGATAGTGGTATGGACACAGCAGGTGTTGAGAATTCTGTTGCAGTTCTTAAGAAAATGACACGCGAAAGACATAAAAATATATTTTTAATCAGTCACAAAGACGAACTTATAGGACGAGTAAACAACGTTCTTAAAGTTGTTAAGGAAAACGGTTTTACAAGTTATGCTAATGATTTGGAAATTGTAGACTGATGAACGACACACACGACAAACTAGTAAAGGCATATTTAAAATACTTCGAAGCCAGCGAATGGTGGGAGCGCAAACATTCAACGCGAGCCTACCAAGCTGTGCAACAGGCAACAAAAGAGATAATGAAACTAGCAAAGGCACGTAATACTGAAATTAGGCTCGAAAGTAAAGCCATAAATGAGGCACGTAAAAAAGACTCTGAATAAGTAACTTCATGCAATGGACTTATCAAGGCAACGAAGTTGAAAATATCCCAGAAGGCGCTATAGGCTTTGTATACTTGATAACGAACATTACTAACGGACGCAAATACATAGGCAAAAAACTAGCACAATTTAAAAAGTCCAAACCACCCCTTAAAGGCAAAACAAGAAGAAGAAAATATACAGTTGAAAGCGACTGGCGTGAGTACTGGGGCAGCTCAGATAACTTGAAAGCAGACGTCGAAGCTTTAGGCACACACAACTTTACAAGAGAAATTCTTTATTTTTGCACATCCAAGGCTGAACTTAGTTATTTAGAGGCAAAGGAACAATTTGATCGTAGAGTTTTAGAAACTGACGATTATTATAATGGTATTATTAACGTAAGAGTAGGCGGTTCCCAAAAACTAAGACAGGCACTTCTAGAACATTCCCAAAAAACAGGCAAATAAATCATCAGCACATAAGGTTGGCGGGCCAGATTGTAATACCGCTGTGGAAAAACCGGCGACAACGTAACCGGACACGTACATACTGAGCGAAATCCCACTGGACGTAGATTGGTATAGAGTGATTGCTGACATTCGAGAAACTGCACATTACACATAAAAACTCCTTAGCAATAGGAACGAGGCGGGAGGTAGCATAGAAATATGTGATGTCGACGTAGGTTGGGAAAGGTCAGAGCCCATTGTGTAGCAGTATAACAAACACCTACTTCCATATGTCGGGCTGAGATGTAACTCACATGAAGCTTTTTTTTTGATGGGACCGTAACAGGTTCCGTCTGACCAAACATAATCTACATGAAACTTAAAACAACTCATATACATTCGTTGTTACTTAATACTAATATCATTTAAAAAACGAAGTGTTTGTAGTTTGAGCGATTAGCGAAAACTTGTATTAGCGAAGCTAATACACTACAACGTAGCTTAAATAATCTTTACGATAAATACTAAAAACTTTTAGGAATCTTTCTGGATGAAAATAGAACAAATAACAGAAGCACCTGTTAGTGCTATAAAACAAAAAGCTCAAGCAATTGGCAGTCGTGTACTTAATAAAGTAGGTGCAAAAGCAACTGCTCATAATCTTGCTGGTAAAGCCGACTTTGGAGCTACTGCGAATAAATTATATCAGCAATTTAATGCTTACTTAGGTACACAGAACAAAACTATCAAGCAAGCAACTGGCGTTGATTTAGATACTTTTCTAAAATCAAAGAATGTTACACGCAACGATATCCCAGATGGAGTTCTACAAAAGGCTCAGCTTGATAAAATTATGCAAGATGCAGCAAAACAGGCTCTATTAAGACAACAAGGTGCTAAAACAACTAGTCAACAAGGCGCTGCTGGTACAAAACAGCAAGGCTCTGCACAAGGTGGCACTACATCCAGTGAAATTCCAGCTGATATGAAAGAAAAGTTAGACAAGCTAACACCTAAACAACGTCAACAATTAATGAGTGCGCTATGAAATTAAATGAAGTAAGAGTCAAAGACTATCAATCTAAACAACTACTAAACGAAAGTTGGCAACTACTAACTGAAGCTCAACAAATTTATGTTGGCCGTTGGGAAAGTAATGTATGGCCGTTAATGGAACAGTTCAACAAGCTATTAGAAGCAGAACTTACTCCAGATCAGATACAACAGATATTCCAAAACGCTGAAAAAGTTTCAATCGAAGGTGGAAAAAACTTAACTGCACTAGGTAAAGCAGGCAAAGTAACTGCTGAAGTTAGTAATAAGATTAAAGCAGAGATTGAAAAACTAGCTGACCAAGCACAAAAAAGTGGTCCTGTTAAAAATATGGATCAGCAGTTTGAAAAACTACGTGCTCAACTAAAACAATCTTTACAAGGTAAACCTGCAGGGCAAAAAATACTAGCAGGTGTTGATAAATGGAAAACTTTTGCTCAAGAAAATCCAGGCAAAAGTGCATTTATAATCGGTGCAATGACATCATTACTTGCATTTGCAAGCGGTGGTGTTATGTCAGGTGCTGCAATTGGTTTCTTCCTAAAACTTGCTAACAACACAATCAAAGGCGACAGTCTATCAACAGCAGTAGGCAAATCAGTTAAAGGTGCAGCACTTGGTGCAGTTGCAGGTGCTATCGGCGATGTTGTAAGTGATAACATAGAAGTAACACCGCCTGCAGAAAAAGGCGGTGCTGTTGAAGTTGAAGTAAGCGTTGATTCTGAAGAAGTAGCAGATGCTGCTGAAAAAGACTCAAGTGCTTTGTTTGCTGACATAACAGAAGAAGAGCACAGATTAAAGTATGCTGAGAGAATCGCAGATCGTTTAGAGAATGTCAATGGCGGTGTGAAAGATGTTATGATACAAAAAATAGCAGACAACTTGATCTTGACAGGTAGCTACCCTGATGATTTTAATACAAAATTTGCCGGCACATTTGTTAGAGGAAACATTTATCTAACACCAGAAGAATTAGCACAGTGGGAACGTGTTGTAAATCCAAGTGATCCTTTTGCACCTAACGGTACACTAGGCCAAGAAACTACACAATGGTTACGTGATAATGTCGAAGGTGTTGAGGAACAACTTGCAGCAGAAGAAGCAGAACGTGCTGCAAGACTTGAAAAAATGAAAGCTGATTACGAAGCTATGAGTGCCGAAGAGCAAAAAGCATACGACGACAAACAACGCCAGGCGTATAGTGACTTTATTGGCGATCCGGATGAATATACTCCACCAGGCGAACCAAAATACACACAAGAGTCTCTAGAAGAACATTTATGGACAGCATTTGAAGCGTATGAACTGCAAGAAGCACCAAAAATTGGTGCAGCATTAGCCGGAGCAGCCAAAGGAATTGGTAAAGTTGCTGCAAAAGGTGCAGAAAAGATAGGACAAGCTGCTGTTAAAGGTGCTAAAGCAGCAGGCAAAGAACTTGGACAACAAGTTACTGCTAATAAACTAATGCGTCTTTGGAAAAAAGCAGGCAAGCCTACAGACACAGGTAGTATTACAAATATTCTTCAGCAAGCAGGCATGGATGACGAGCAAATAGGTGTTGTTGGTTCTAATAATAATGTTGATTTGAAATCTAAAACTGTTAATACACCAAAAGACACTGCTGAACCAGCAGCTAAAGGAGCTCCTGCTGCTAAAGCTACCCCGGCAGTTGACCTAAAAGGTTTAGTAAACGATATTAAAGCAGCAGGATTACAAGACGCAGTTAAAGCATATCTTGCAAGCATTGCTAAAAACGCACCTGCAAAAAATGCTGCTGACACTGATTACTACGAAAAAGTTAAAGGCAGTATGCGTAAAATGAAAGCTACTGGAACTAAACCAGTACCGCCTAAGTTTGCAGACAAAGTATCTAAAGAAATTGGATTACTTGCTAAAGGTAATAAAGATTACGGTGCAAGAGCAGCAAGCACTATTCTTAATCTTGGCAGCAAAGGATACGATGTATCTAAGTTGCAACAACAATGGCAAGCAACAGCTAAGTCTGCTGAACGACTATTAACACAAAGCGTTTACTATTACGTAACTAATTTATTAAAAGAACACGGATTAGATTGGTCTGACTTAGGACTAAAAATAACGCTTATTGAAAGTAGAAATAACAAGAAACTAATAGCAGTTTCAGAGATATAAAAACAGGGTTGCCTAATAAAATGGCAACCCTGTTTTTTTGGTTGTTTCAAGATTCTCTTTGATTATATTCCCAATCATTTCCCTATCTTCATAGCTTAATGCATATGCATCGTCTATATTAATAGATCCTCTCATGTACCAACAAAGTTTAAGAGTTTCGAACTTATATTGTTTTGACTCTTGCTCCATTTGATGTACTATTCCTAGGATCTCATCCACGGGAAGAGATAAGATCCTCATCCGAAAAAATTTGACTGATCAAACGTAATTGGTACTTCGTAAGTTTCTGGAACACCTTTTGCAATTTCATCTTCGGTAGCATCAATAACAAGCGGTTTGATTTTAAATTTCTCACGTTGTTTTTCGAGATGCTCAGTTAACGCACTAAACAACCCTTTTTCAGCATTTGAAACAAACTCTTTAATCCAAGCAGTATTAGTAACAGAATCTTCTCCTGCATCTATTCTCCAAATAGATTTTTCTAGTGTTCCTACAGTTATGTCTGTAAGTTTTCTAAAACTTTCATTAAATTTTTGAAGCTTTTCTTCTTCCGCCATATCTTCGTTATTAACTAATGCAAAAATACGTTGTTCTTCGAAAGTTTTTAAGCTAGTGTCTGTAAATTCTCTATAAGACAACGGTCTAACATGAATAGTTAACCCGTTCATTTCAAAAGTTTCTCCGAACTCTTTAGAAATAAGTCCGTCGAGCATTATTCTTAAATCAACTGTAAATGACTTTTCTTCGCCTGTTACAGGAGTTTTAATGTCGATGTCCATTGTATCTCCGTATGTTGCAATACGAATTGCAATAAGAATTGCATCTAAGTCGAGACTTGGAATTACCCATGCATTTTTGATGTTAGGTACGCAACTTTGAATCATATCTACAGTTGCTTGACCGTTAAGTAAAGCATCTGGAGTTTTCATTGTTAGTTCGTCTCGAGCAGTCATTGGATACACAGGGTACTCGTTGTTATCGGTAACCTCCAATGATCCTTCTGGGTAGAACTTACCGCCACTTGGTAGTGAAAGATAAATTTTAGGCTGTCTAAAATATTTTTGTAACGGATTATGACCTGATGGCTTGATTTCCGGCATGAGTTTCTCCTGATAAATACACTATACAATTATGTATCATATTTATTTATATGCGCATATAACTGGGATATCGAATAGTGGCAGAAGAAATTAGAATTGAAAATGTCGGAGGCGAAAACGGAGTTGCTAGCGAAGTAACGCTCGAACGTCTAGTAAAAGCTGTAGAGCATATGGCTAAAAAAGACGGCTATGACCCTAAAAAAGTTACGAAAAAATTAACTGAACTTTCCGAAGCCATTGACGATAATATTGATGTTGTTACTGAAAATAGAGATGCGTTAGAAGATCAAACTGCTGAGATAAACAAATCTACACAAGCAATGAGTAAATTAAGCAAAGGCATGCTAAGCCTTGCTCTTAATGCTGTAAGTAGTGTTGCAAGCAGTGTGTTTAATCTCGGAAGCGAACTTGCTCTTGGCGGAAGCAAACTAAGCGACTTTGCTCAACATGTACCTATTGTCGGAAGCTATTTAACAACATTTACCGGACACTTAGATAGTACGTTTGAAGTGTTTAGAGATGTATCTTCAAGTGGTGCAAGCTTTAACAACAGTATGCAAGATATGATGCGAGCTGCCGCAGGCGCTAGAATGGATGTAGAGAGCTTTGGTGCTATGGTTGCTAATAATTCTAAAGAATTAGCAGCAATTGGCGGCACTGCTACTAAAGGCGCCCAAATGATAGGCAAATTACAGCAAGGTTTAGGCGGCATGCGAGACGACTTGCTTAATATGGGTTTCACGTTTGAAGAAATTAACGAAGGCATGATTTCTTTTGCAAACATAAACAGAGCAGGGTCGAGAGCGCAAAAACAAGATACTGCACAGCTTGCACAAGCGGCAGGTTCTTATATGAAGAACTTGAGCAAGCTTTCTAAATTAACAGGTAAAAGTGTCGACGAACTTGAAAAGGAAGTTGCACAACGTAATTTAAATGCTGCATTCCAAATGAAACTTGGTAAAATGGATGCAGAACAACGTTCAAGAATACAAGAAGGTTTAGCAACAGCACTTGCAACTGGCGGCGATGCAGCTGGTGATAGATTTATGCAAATGGTTCTTGGTATGGCACCGTTAACCCAAGAAACACAAATGCTTGCAGCAACTATGCCAGGTGTAGAAAAAGCATTACGTGGATTACATGATTCTGCCATGAATGCATCTTCAGCAGAAGATTTTGCACAGTCTCAAACAGATGCAATGGTAGATATGATAGCAGGCGCAGCAGAGTCTGGCAAAAAATTCGGAACTGTGATTAGTGCTGCTGCTGCTGGCATGGACGGTCCGGGTGCAGATATACTTAATATATTAAACGGTTTCGGAAAAGACTTTTCAGATTACACTGATAAACAAGGAAATCTTGATAAAGAAGCATTAAAAGCAGATATTGAAGCAGCCGCTGCTGAAAATAAAAAACGTGGTAATTTAACAAAGGCAATGGCAGCGTTTGACGAAAACATTACAAACGCTAAAAGAACAATACAAGAACAATTTATTAACAGTGGAATTTACGAAACTGCTGCTAATATGATTTCGCAATTTGCAGAAATTTTAGGAAGTCCTGAAGTAATAAATGCATTCGAAGACGGGTTAGGTATACTAAAACAGTTTTTACAAAGCTTTAAAGAAGATCCAATGGCAGCCATTGGCGGAGTGTTTGAGCGAATTGCTGATAAAATTGGAGAATTTTTGTTTGGAAAATCTGAAGAAGATGCCCAAGCAGAAAAAGAAGCTGACATGAGTCGTGTTAGCGATAGTATTTCAAACTTAAAAGACGAGTTAGCATTCCTGCAAGATGCTAAAGCAACTGGAGTAGCAACCGAAGAAGACAATGCAAGAATAGAGCAGTTAACTGGTCAACTCGAAGCTCGTCAAGCTGAATTAGCAAAAATACAAGAAACTGAAGTTAAAGCAACCAGTGGCATTGTAGCCAAAGGCATGTCGTCATTGTGGGAAAATAGCAGCTTAGTTACAAAAGTTGCACTTGGCGCTGCCGGACTATTTGCAGCAGGAGCAGTAGTAAGTGCAGTTTCAAATGGAGTTAAAGGGCTACTCGGCGGCTTTGGATTAGGCGGAGATGATTCTACAGGAAGTAATAAGAAATCAAAAGGCGATGCAGGCAAAGGTGTAGGGTCAGCAATTGGAAATATCGGCAAAGGTATTGGCAAAGGCATCGGCGGAATTTTACAAGGTCTTGCTACTGGAATATCAGCATTTGCTAATCCAGCAGTTATATTAGGTGCAGCAAGTCTTGCAGGAGCAATTGTACTTATAGGCGGAGCAATCGCAGGTGCTACTTGGATGGTAGGTAAGTCTTTACCTACCATGGCAGAAGGATTAGAATCTTTTGAAGAACTTGACGGTGCAAAACTAATCGATGCTGGTAAAGGCATGGCAGCAGTTGCAGGCGGTATGGCAGCATTTGGTGTTGGTACAGCAGTTGCTGGATTGGGTAATTTAGTTGGAAGCATTACAAACAGTTTAGCTGGTCTATTTCCTGCAGGTGGCAAAAGCCCATTGGAACAACTTAAAGAGTTTAGTAAAGCAGATATAGATGGCGCTAAAGTTAAAACAAATGCAGAAGCATTAGTTGCATTCAGTCAAGCAATGGCTGTACAAGGTGCAGGTGCAGCAGCAAGCGGTGCAGGTGCAGCAGTAGGTGCAATTGGAAATGCTATTGCAGGGTTCTTTGGTGGAGAGACCGGAATACCGTACGATGACATTACTAAATTCCAAGGTTATACGTTTGATAAAGCTAAGATAGAAGCAAATGCCGGAGCCCTTGCTGCATTTAATAAAGTAATTTCAGAACACCTTTCAGCAAATGCAGGAAATGTAGTGTCGTCTATTGGAAGCGCTATTGCAGGGTTCTTTGGAAGTGAAACAAAAATACCATATGATGAGATTACTAAATTCCAAGGTTATACGTTTGATCAAGCTAAGATAGAATCTAATGCGAAAGCACTTGCTGCATTTAACAATGCAATATCGTCACAACTTAAAGCAGGTGCAGGTAATATAATTTCGTCAATAGGGAGTACTATTGCAGGATTCTTTGGAAGTGAAACTAAAATACCGTATGATGATATTAAAACGTTTGAAGGTTATAGTTTTGATTCTGCAAAAATTAAAGACAACGCAGATGCTCTAATTGCGTTTAATAATGCTATTACATCATCTGCAGAAGCGCAGGCAGCAGCAAACGCAGGTAGTGCAGTTGCATCAATTGGTAGTTCTATTGCAGGATTCTTTGGCGGCGAAACAGGTATACCGTATGATAGTATTATTAAGTTCCAGGGATATGCGTTCGATGTTGCAAAAATAACAGCGAACGCAGCAGCATTAGTTGCATTTAATAAAGCATTAACATCAAGTTCAGACGCACAAAAAACATCAGGCGTAGGTAATGCAATAGGTGCTATCGGAAATGCAATCGCAAGCTTCTTTGGTGCTGACACACCATTTGATCAAGTTAAAGAATTCGGCGAAATGGATATTAACGCAGAAGGCGTTAAAATAAATGCAGAAGCTATGTCAAGTATGGCTAAAGCATTATCATCATTTACTGGCGAAAAAATAAACGACATAGAGATACCGAGTTCGATTGTAGCAAGTTTAAAATCTCTTAATTCTATCACAGGAACAGGCATTTCAACAGCAGCATCAGGATTGCAAGACTTAGCGAATGTAACAGGCTTACCTGGAATGATAGCGTCATTAAACTCACTTGACGCAACATCAATAACCAGTTATAATAGTGCTATGGAGAAACTGGTTGAAACACTTGAAGACTTAAACGAAGTTTTAGCTGAAGACAACAAAGGCATGTTTGGAAGCGG